TCGTTAAGTGAGTTCCATAAAACAATCTTATAGTTTGAACCTGCTGTGTGAACTCTAAAGTCTGTCCATTCACTAACACTTCTAATTACTGGGCCTTGGTTTGGATGTGACTCCCATCTGCTTTGTCCATTATTTGTCGCAGCAATAACTTTTGTTATTGTCGTATTCATACTATTTCCTAACTGCCAATGGGGATTGCTTGCTTCTTCTTTGTCAATTACATAATGTTCATTTCCTGTAAAAGCGACTTCAAAATGACGGGTCATATAATAAGAAACTTGTGCATTACTATCTCCAGTAGAAGATAATAAATTAAATTGTTTACCTATAACATTTTCTCTTATTAAATAATTTCCAGGATAAGGTTTAAATCTAAATTCATACTGACCAGTCGTAGGATGAGAAATAGTAATTGCGTTATATTGATCTTCTGGTGAATTTCCTTTGACTGCAAATAAACCACTATGATTATTTGTTGATGTATTGTTTAAATCAAGCCATTCAGAACTTCCTAATCTCCTAGCTTGTAACATAAAAAAAGAAATTCTATTTGCATAAGTATTAACTTGTCCTAATGTTATTTGTGTCCGATCCCAATAAGCTGCTTCAAATACTGCAAAACTTGGTTGACTTTGTATGTTTGCACATTGAATACGTTTAAAAACCCTTGATTTAATTCCTATCTCTGTAACATCACATTCTCTATTATTTGAAACCGTTGCTAATGCAACTTTTAAACCAGTATAAATATCATGTCCATAATATAAATCTCTTTTACCACGGGGGAAATTAAGTATTGTTCCACTTACATACTGCTGCCAAAAAACAGGATTTCTATCATTAAGACTATAAAACTCGTCTAAACGGGAAGTTCTTCCTTCGTGAAACCCTCCTCCGACAGCATTTGTAGGGTCATACCAAACAGGGTTAGCACCATGAGTCGATAATTGAGCATCATCAGAAGGGAGATCCATATAACCTTCTTCAACAACTTTAAATGTGTATCCTTTTGTTGTTGATAAAACCCAAGGAACATGAGGTTGATTGTTATTAGACGTACTATCTATACAAATAGCAAGGGCAGTTCCAAATAAATATTGTTCTCCAATTGCTAAAACATTATCTACATTTTCTCTAATTGAAATTGTCATAGTATTTACATCTTCAACGCCATGAGGGTAATAATTAAAAGCATCCCCTACAGGATTGATTAAATTACCATCATCATCTGTTATAGGACTATTTATGTAAACATTTTGATCTCCAGATCCAGTATCTGTACCAACTATTTGATAACCAAAAAGATCTCCTTCTTTCACTCTATGAATACCTTTTGTTCGTATTTGGCTAAAAGAACCATTATCTTGCAGAGTATCTATATTTGTAACTCCACATCTAGTAGGCCATTTAGCAAATTCTACTTTCTTTCTTTTTCTTGCTAAATCTTGCGTGGGATCTTGTTCCATTCCTCTGCTAGAACGTACAAATTCATAAGGAAGCCTGCAAATTTGAGCATTAGGTATAGGTGAATACGCTCCAAAAACAGTTTGTGTCGAGGGGTTCCTGGCTCCGCTAAAAGCTTTACTTACTTGTCTATAGTCTTCAGCTTCAAAATCAGGAACACCAACAACAAAAGGGTCATCGCCTTCTCCCTGATAAGCTAATTTAGCTTCATCATATTTATCACTTTCAATTATTCGATTTGATTCTGATTCACTTCCATCTCTAAAATAAAGGCCAACCTTGTAAGCATTATAAGTATCTATAAGAGAATCTCCTATAGCAAATCCTTCGTACTCAGGTCTTTCTTTTATTTTTCCATAAGAAAATAAAGCAAGTGCTTTTAATTGTTGAAACCTACCAAGACTTACAAATTGCGACCATAAAAGTTGACTGTTAACTCTTATTCCTCCGTAAACATATCCTCCTTGTGTTGTTTGATTAGCAAAAATTAAGGGGATTGAATCACCTATATTTGCTAACTCTTGTATTGAATTAAAAGAAGCTTGTGGAGCAAATTTTCTATTACCAATAACATCAGCAGTTCTCCTTGAATCCCCTGCTTTTGGCTTGTCTGTTAATAGAGTTGTGACATATGCAGCAGCAATAGCTACTCCTAAATTAATTAAAAATGTTTGGACAGCTTTCATTGCTAATAACTGTCCTGCTTGTATATCAGGAATTAATTCATATCCTTTTGGTCTTTGCCCGTTATACGTGGCAATCGTATCTTGAAAATACCAATATTCATCTTCACTAATTCCTAAAACCTTACATAATTCTACTTCCGTTGGAAATAACAGCCTTCTACCATAAGGTCGTTTAGGGGCGACCAAATCACCACCTGGCCTCCTAATGTTTTTTGGTAATTCAGCCATCCTTCCTCATACCATGCAGCCATACCGTAAGAGTCATCTTCTGATTTGCATAATGCAATTGCTCCTAGTTTAGGGGGTGAATCAACTCCCCACCTATTTAATTCTTCAAAAAAGATACTATAGTCTTTTTTCTTTAGTCTTCGATACCAAGAACGCTCTGGTTCTGGAGAACTTATTCCATAACTCTTTAAAACTGTTCGACATAACGATAAACAATCGCCAGCACCATGTTTTACAGGATCAGCACCTAAACGATAAGGTAATCCAATTAAATGATGTGGTTTCACCTGTTTTGTAACGTACCAGTAGTAGGTAAATAACCAACCATTTTTCTTGTTAAAACTAGATTAGAAGACTGTGCTCCTACAGCATCAATAGCACTTGTTAATATAATTTCAATGGTTTCAGGATCGTAACTCATAGAAGAAGCTAACCATTGTTCATCTGTTACTACTATTGGTTTGTTATCGACAGGATCTAATTTCTGTTCAAAATCTTCTGTCATTAAACAAGTTTCGACCCTAATATGATATTTATTTTTTACAATCTGCTGTGCATAGTTCATACTCAATTCATTATTAGCAAGAAGTACAGAAGAAGTCATATTATCCCCTGTTCTATTACGGGTAGCTCCTTGATAAATAAAAGACAAATAATCATGTCCATTAACTTTATTCCCTTCTGTTGGATGACCATGCCTTCCGTTTTGAAACTTGTCAGGGATGTCTGGTACTGATCCATTGGGATTTGTAACGGTAATAAAATTAGTTAATGCTACTAAACTCATAATCCTAAAGTAGATCTCCTACTACGTGAATTTTTAAGGCTAGATAATGTTCTAGCTTCTCCAGCCTTAGCACCTCTAGATGTAGCAGTTGCAATGATTTCTCCTACAGCAGACTTAGGAACAAACTCTTCAGAGTTGAAGTTCAATATAGGCCCAGAGTAATTAACAGTAGTAGAACTTCCACCTGCTGCTCCACCACTAGCAGACGAACCAGTACCAGGAATTACAGCTTCACCTCTAGCACCTGCTGAGTAGCGTTGCATGCTTGCAGCCATCTTTGATGCAGGAATTATGTACTCGTCTTCTCCAGCTTCCCCTACGAGTCCTAGAGTCGGTCTTGTAGCCATTCCTCCTGAGGCGAACGGTTTTATTCCATTAGAGACATAAGCACCCTCAGCACCAGCAAAGATAGGAAGGCCCATGATTGCTTTTTGTAAGAACATACTTGCAATCTGTTTAGCAACTCCAGCTAACGATTCTTTTAAAGATTTAGTGCCATCAATCAACCCCATAATTGCATCAGTTAAGCCCGATGCAATTGTGTCTTTTATCTTTTTCCACTGTTCGTCTAACTTCTTAGTGTTATCAACTTCTTTTACCAGCTCACCATTTTTCTTTACCAAGTCAGTGACTTGATCTTTATACTTAATTCCTATCTTGTCTAATATTTTTTCAATTGTTTGTTGTTGCTTAATCTCTTCTTCATTACCATCTATCTTGCCTTGTAATAAATCATTTTGTTTTTGTAAATCAGCGAGTACATCTTCTGCTTCTTTTTTCTTTTCTTTTCTAAACTCGTCTATTTTTGTTTCTAAAGCAAAATTAACTTTAGTTATATCTAGTTTAGCTGCCTGGATCTTAAGCTCTTTTTCTGCATCATCTTTGCCAGCAGTATCTTCCATCAACTTACTTGTTATATTTGCTATTTCTTTTTGTGCGTTCAACCTAAATTCAAGCTCTTTATCTTCGTCTGATCTAGCCTGTGCGATCTTCTGATCTATACCTAAAAGAGCAGCTTTAAGCTCGTTTTGTCTTTCTAGTTTTGCTATAAGTTTCTGCTCTTTTTCATCAATATTTTCAATCTCTTTAGCGTACTTACCTTCTATATCAAGCTGCATCTCTCTTGTTACGCCCTTAAACTCCTTATGTGCTGTACTTCCAGTTTTTAGATCAAGCTTCTCTAATTCCGCTCTTCTTTGCTTCCCTAGATCTATCATCGAAATATCCTTATTTCTTTCTGCGTTCTTTCTTTGTGCTTCAAATGAACCCCCTGCAGTTATGCCTTCTCTTAAAGTTCTTTTAGTCATCAAAGTATCCGCATCTAAATCAAGCTTTCTTGCTAGCTGATCCGCTTTACCAAGTGCTTCTTGTAAACCTTCATTTAACTTATCCATTGCATTATCTATTGCTTCTACAAGCCTTGGAGCAAATCGTTCGGCTACTGCCCTAGCCCACTCTCTAATAGCAGAAACACCTCTGTTGAATAATTTAAGTATTTCAGTAACAACCTTAAGAACACCAGCCAAAGCAGCTACTAACGGACCAGCCAAAACCCCTAAGAAAGCACCAACAGACCCTACAAGATCATTCCAAGTTGCTTTTAAAATATTTGTCATATTATTTATATCTCCTAAAACACCTGCACTAGCACCAGTTTGATCCATTACTTGAGCTGCTAATAGTGCTCTAGCCTGTTCTATCTGTCCTATTTTTTGCAGATGCGTAACTTGACTCTGTAACTCTCCTGACAGACGAACTCCTGACTCAACCAAGTCATTCATGTTTATAGACTTAAGTGACTCCCCTAGTTTTGCTGCTTTTTGAATAGCTGTATCCATCATTGTTCCTATCGCACTACCAAGGATCTGCATACCAAATCCTCCCGCACCTGTCATATTCCCAAGCAACGCACCACCAACACCGCCAGCGACAGAACCAACTCCTCCTCCAAATAAGAGAGGGAAACCAGCACCAAGCATTAAGTTCTCTCCTCCTTTTCCACTCATTCCTCCCATTCCTCCAAAACCTTTTTTACGTCTATTCATTACTCTTTCTATTCTTTGCTCTATATCAAGCATCTTCCCTCCTTTCTCTACTAATCTTGTGTAGTGCCCTGCTGAATCTATAAACAACTTATTCTTTCTTTGAAGTATTTCAAGTTGTTGAGCTTCAGTGCTAAACATGTCATAACTATGTGTTGCCTTCTGTTTTTGGGCCTCTAAAGCTCTCTTATTGTCTGCTTGCTCTGCTGTTGTTGCCTTTCCTTGAGCTTTAAACAAAAGATCATTTATTGCCGTCTGCTCTTTTCTTTGAGCAGCCATAGCAACAGCTAGTTTTATAGCTGCGTCTTCAGCTTTGCCAGTCATGTGCCAGAAGCTTTCCATCTCCTTCCGAGCCATGCCGACCATTATGTTTAACTCTTCTAACGAAGCCCCTCTAGTCATATTTTCCATTTGCTCTCTTACATCAACGAGAGCAACACGCATATCGACTAAATGTTTAGTCGCTGGCACTAACTTGCCAACAATATTATTTGTAACTGCCTGACCTACTCCATTAAGCCCGTTCCATAGTAGTTTTGCTCCTTTTGCAACTACAGGCAACTTGCCTCCAAAAGCAGTAATAGCAACAGCAGCAGCTCCCCATAAACCAGGGTGGCTAGCTATTCCATGTAGTATTCCGTCAAATACAGCGTCAAAACCAGTAGCTTGTTGTTGAACTATCTGCAACTTCTCTCCAAGCACAGGTATCTTGCTCGTAACAGCATTTACAGCAGGAACTAAGTTCTTAAAACCATCAGTAATTTTTGTTATACCCGATATAGCACCAGCTCCTAACATTCCTAAACCAAAATTCCCTATACCTCCTTTGTTATTACTGATAATATCGGCAATACGAGAACCTAAATTATTTACTTCCTTACTGGCATCTCTAGCATCTTTACTTATCTTTTTAAAAGCTACTCCATTAGTGTTTATTTTGTTCAACTGAGACTCGATACGATCCAGTCCTTTAACTAATTTTTCATTGGTCTTATTTATATTCTTTAAATTATCTGCCAACTTATTCAGTTGGTTCAGATTCTTGACAACAATATCTATCCTTGACTCTATAGACACAATTGAAATCCTCCGTTCGCTTTAGTTTACCTACGTCTGCGGTTTTTTCGCATTTCTTCTTCCTGATCTTCGTTTAAAACTTGAAAATAAGCACTCCATCCGATGATTTCTTCTATCGTCATCTGTCTTATTTCGGTTAAGGATTTGCCTAATTCTTTAGCGATACCAAACTGAAGCATCAGTAAATTATCTTTACGAAGCTCCCTGCTTAGTTCTTTGGGTCTAGTTGATCCTCATCGTCTGTAATTACAGCAAGCATTAACTTTTGCAAGTCAGCATCCTTAACTTC